TAAGCATAGAGCAAGCTGCAGTCGAATATGACGAATTAACTAAATTCCCAGAATTGAAGGACGTAATAGTATCTCTATTAGGTCCACAATTTGATTTATTCGTAGCATCAATTGATTGGGTTGCTCCCAAACCCACTACATTCCGTATTAATCTTAAAAACGGTGAAAATTTCTATTTAGTCTATACTCCTAGAACATTTATTGCTGAGATTGAAGGTAAAAAATACTACTTACTTAACTTAAACGAGCACGAGAATGCTGAAAACGCTATTGCTCGTATTTTAAGATATGGTGCTCCTGATATAGGAGGAACACAAGATGCTGCTGATTTTGATACAGGTAGTTCAGGTGGTGATTTCCCAGAAGAAACCTCAACTGATGTAACAGTTGATGCTGGTGGTGGAGATGAAGTAACAGTTGACACAGAAACAGACGTAGAAGTATAATGGACGTATTAGATAAATTTTTTCAACAATACGCTTATAAATTTGATAAAGGGTATCCTGACATGAATAATGAGCAGGATATTGCTTTGTTAGAATCGTTATTAAGTGAAATAGGATTTCCTGTAGATTTAAATGAAGTAACAGAAGAAGATTCTCCCAACCTACCAGATAATATTATACAGTTAAAACAAGATATCCAATCAATATCAGGTTTAGATAATGTTACTACTGTAAAAACAAGTGGAGGGAGAAATTATTCTTTTTATGTTAAGGGAATAGGTGATAGAGATAGAAAAGAAAGAAGAGAAGTTGGTAAAAAAATTATACAAAGTTTACCTAAAAATTATATTATTGGCGATAATAATTTTAATAATGAAGATGTAGGTCCTGCATTTAATATTACTATCAATGATGTTAAATATAAAATAAACATAAAAGGTTTAGGTTCAAGTCCATTTGATACCGATACTGATCAAAAAGAAGGATTAGTAATTTTTATGTATAATATTTTAAATAGTGGAAAAAATTTACAACCCTTTAATCAAGAAACTATCTCATCTAATGTAGATATTTTAAATGATTCTATTGATAATTCATCTTTAACTAAAGGTATAGATAGTAAAGCATTAGGAGCTATTAATTCTTTACTTAAAGTTCTTAATAATTCAGATCTAGAAAAATTTCCTGTAAATAAGTTTAAAAATTTTAACAATCCCTATTCTATTGCTTCAAAAATCAATCAAGACTATCCTGGAGAAGAAATTATTCGAGATGGTGTATTTAATGAAGCTAGATCAATGGGCCAACAAATATGTAAAATCCCAGCAGATAAATGGAATCCTGGGGATATTTATGTTGAAATTAAAAAACCAAGTACAATCCCAAATACTCTAGAAGGACTAAATGGTTTATTTGTAAATGATTGGGGAAGTAAAGATAATGATTTAGTATCAATTTCACTTAAAGAATCAGCATCCCAACCCGGAAGAGCAAAATCATATTTTGCAAATTTTAAAGGAGATGATGGTAAATTAAGAGACAAAGAATATAATTTAACTAAAGATGAACTTGAATGGAATGTAGAAACTGCAAAAGAAAATGCTAAAATCCAACAAGATAAATTCTTAAATAAAGTTCAAGGAGAAGATATTAAATTATCTGGAGATGGTTGGAATAAATTACCTGAAGATTTAAAACAGTTAATAGCAACATATGGTTCTTTTAAATTAATGAATTTTTTACTAGATAATAGTAAAAGAAATAATTCTAGGGATGCAATTCTAGATTTAGTAAGCTATGGGCTATCCTTATCAGGAGTTAATCCTACTTTTTTTAAATTAAGGGGAAATAATGATGGTTCACCTTCAGGTGATCCTACTAAATTCCCTGCGGGTTCAACCACATCCCATAATAGTGATCCTGAAATTATAAATAGCTCTAAAGCTGGAGGATTCCAATTAAAAACTGATATAAATACAGTACAAGGGGGAAAAATTACAGATACTAAAAAATATTCTCATAGATTTAGAACATCAGGGGGAAATCAAATATCAATTGTATAATATTTATAACAAAATAAAATAATATGTGCGACTGCGGATGTAATGATTGTGGAGGTTCAAAACCAGTAATGCTAAACGAAAGTTTAGCTCCAAAAGAAATCTTATCTGAAGGTTTAAAATACCACATGGATAACGACATGCCCCTTACAGAGCATGTGTACCGTGCTGGATCGCAAAAATATTTTGAATTATGGGCTGAAGCCCGCGCTTTATACACACGTGGTATATTAGAGGTAACTGACAATGATCTTGAGGTATTAACTGAAACAGATTTAGGTCATTTTGGTATAGTTGATGGTCAAAAAGTACCATTAGATTTCCCTATCGAATTAACAGAAGGTGAAATCGATGAGGCTAAAAAGAAAGCTAAGAAAAATAATAAAAAATTAAATAAACCAATGCGTGACTCTTCAGGAGGTAAAGCATATAAGGTTTATGTTAAAGATCCTAAAACTAAAAAGGTAAAAACAGTGCGTTTTGGTTCAGGTGGTCTAAGAGCTAAAATCAATGATAAAAAAGCACGTAACGCGTTTGCTAAACGTCACAAATGTGCTCAAAAGAAGGATAAAACTAAAGCAGGATATTGGTCTTGCCGCTTACCACGTTATGCAAAATTACTCGGACTCAAATCAAACTTCGGAGGGTTCTGGTAAACCATACACCGATTTAGAGATTACAAATAAATATATTATTCGTGAATTCGGAGACGACATTGACCCAATAGAGTTAATGTGGCACCGAGATGATGAAGACCGAACAATCGAGATTTTAGGAGAGACAGACTGGGCAATTCAATTAGAGGATAGTTTGCCTACCTCACTAAATAGTCGTATATTTATCAAACGTCACGAGTGGCACCGCGTTGTAAAAGGCACTGGCAAATTAACACTCAAGATACATCTAGACTGATTCATAGCCAGTCGATTCTAATTCAATTTTTTATGGGAGCTGTGGCCCCACAATTTGGATTCCTGAAATATCTTTCGTATATTTAAGGGTTAAAAATAAAAGTAAATGGCAGAAAAACTAGTAATCGTAGGCGCTGGTGTAGCAGGTGTTAATGCTGCAACTAAGCTAGTAGACAACGGATTCCCAGGAGAAAATATTACAATCATTGATATGGGTAAAGATCCATATCGCAGACCATATTCAGAAGTAATGACTGGATTTTTAGGTGCTGGTGGTTGGAGTGATGGTAAATTAACTTATCATACCGCTATTGGAGGTCATATGTCTAAGTATTGTGGTGAGGATAAGGCAATGGAGTTGTTTGATGAAGTAATCAATAATTTTAAACGTTTCCACCCTAAACCAGAGGAAGTACAATGTTCAAACCCAATAGCGGAACCAGATTTTATTAAACCATATTTTGGTTTACGTTTGTTCCCTGTATGGCACGTTGGTACAGATTACCTACACGAGATTGGTAAAAATTGGTATGACTTTTTAGTTGATAATGGTGTTGAGTTTATTTGGGAGACTAAAGTAACTTCAATTGATTTTGATGCTCAAGAATTATTTATAGGAGAAGAGGAATCATTCATCAATCCTAAAAATTGGCCTATTAATTATGACCGCTTAATGTTTGCCGTAGGCAAATCAGGAATTGACTTTGGTAAGCAATTGGCTACAGATTATAAATTACCTACTGAACCTAAACCAGTACAAATTGGGGTGCGATTTGAGGCACCACAAAAACACTTCCAGAAACTTATTGATGTAAGTTATGATTTTAAATTATACAGAAAATTCGAAGAAGAAGGCGTCTCGTTACGTTCCTTCTGTACTAACAACAACGCAGCTTATGTTGCCGTTGAAGAAACGTATGGAGATCATTCGTACAATGGACACGCTAAAAAAGACGAATCATTCAGAAATGATATGACCAATTTTGGTATCTTGATGGAAGTTCAAGGTATCGACGAACCATTTACTTGGTCTAGAGATTTAGTATCTAAAGTAAATAAAGATGGTACAGGTTTATATTATAGCCCAACACGTACTCCATCTACAACATCTGAAGGTGAGAACGTAAGCGCTGTTACTATCAGTGAGATGGATGAAGTAAGAGAAGCATTCCAAGGTTACTATACATACATTGATGATTTTATTGATGATATGAAAAAAGTATTTCCAACATTAGAAGATGATTGGGGTGTTTACATTCCTGAAGTCAAGTATCTATCACCTGAACCATTAGTAAATTATAGTGACTTGTCATTAATTGATTATGATAATGTTCACTTTGTAGGTGATGCTCTATCAGCTCGTGGTATTACAGTATCAGGGGCACAAGGAATTTATGTTGTAGATTCTATTTTAGAGGCACATTTCCCAGAAGAATACCCAGAATTTTTTGAAAACTATTAAATAAAATAAGTTATGGCTAAGAAGAACAAATTATACGAGTACAAAGAGATTAATTCTCGAGGAGCAAATATTCACCTCGCAAGATATGTAGGTGAAGAAAATTGGAAATTTCATAGATGGGATGGACCCGCAATTGAACCTTATGATACGGATAGTGAAATGGTCAAATCTTATTACCTAAACGGTATCCAGTATAATTATGAAAGTTATATGGAAATTATGCAAGAGCGTGAAGGTTTACCTTGGTATAAAAACCAATCAATGAAAGCATTATTAACTGATTACAGAAACTAATGAATTATACCGAAGAAAGACCTTGGGGTAAATTTGAAAATCTTCTAGAATCAGATTACTGTAAAGTAAAACAAATCACAGTAAAACCAGGTGGACGACTCTCATACCAATACCATGACCAGCGCTCTGAACGTTGGGTCTTGGTGCAAGGTAAAGCAGTTGTAAAACTTGATGATTTTGAATATGATAAAGAAGCGGGTGATGCTATCTACATTCCTCAAGGAATGAAACACAATATCTGGAATCCCCACGAAGAAGATTGTATATTCATAGAAGTACAAACCGGGACTTATTTCGGTGAAGATGATATAGTAAGGTTAGACGATATATACGGAAGGTCATGAAAATAGGATTATGCGGAACAATGAGTGTGGGTAAAACTACACTCGTTAACGCTCTTAAGGAGCGAGATGAATTTAAGGACTACATGTTTAGAACAGAACGTTCTAAAGAATTAATGGCTCAAGGTATTCCATTGAATACTGATTCAACATTAAAAGGTCAAACAGTATTTTTAGCTGAGCGTACTAGTGAACTAATGTGCGAAAATGTAATCACAGATAGAACTGTAGTTGATGTTATGGCATTTGCTAAAGCATCTAAATCTATGAATTATGTTGATAAGGAAGAGTTTATAAATTATGCTAAACGTTTTATTAGAGAATACGATTACATCTTTTATGTCTCACCTGTAGGGGTAGAGATTGAAGATAATGGTATTAGAGAAACTAATGTAGATTATAGAGATTTAATTGATTTTACTATTAGTAATCTTATTGATGCTAATAAACATCGCTTTAAAAATCTTAACACATTATCGGGTAGCACCGAAGAACGCATTGAGCAAATGCTAGAGGTGATCTCTCTGTAATATTTATAATAAAACAATATTATAATGAAACGTTCAGAATTAGCAGAATATATCAAAGAAACCATTGTAGATGTGCTTCAAGAAGTATCTCAAGAAGATGTTGATACTCAAAAAGCATATAATGATGAATTAGAGAAAACTAAAGAATTATCTAAAGATTTAACTGAAGATGATGACGTAGAACCAACAGCTAAAGATATTAAAAAGAATGATTCGATATCTACTGTTTCTCGTAAACTACAAGACACAACTAAAGAGATGAAAGCTGTAGTTAACAAATGGAAAAAAGCTGAAGGCGAAGATAAAGAAAGATTATTAGCTCGTTTAAAAGAACTAACTAAAATCAAAAAAGAACTTGAAGGGTTACTTTAAAAATATCCAAACTTTACTAGTTGTAGTATTAGCAGCCCTATTGTTTTTTCAACGAGGCTGCTCTTCTACACCTCCTGTAGAACCAAAAGTTATTACTGAAGTAGTAACTAAATGGGATACTGTTAAAGTAGAACAAACAGAGTATGTCCCCCAAATAATTGAGAAAGTAGTAATTAATATTGATACATTCTCTACACCAATTGATACGGTTTCGGTACTAAAAGACTATTATGCAAAGTATTTCTATACTGATACTATCCAGTTAGATACACTAGGTTCTATTATTGTAAACGATACAATTACTAGAAACTTAATTTCATTTAGAGATGTTCAATCCAACATATTCATCCCAACAACTACAATTACTAATACTACTTACCTCTACAAACGCGAGTTATTTTGGGGCGTTGCGGTAGGTGGGATGATAAATCCTGTACAAAATGAATCGCCAATAAATTATATTAGCGGTGAATTAATGTACGTTAATAAAAAAAGAAATGTATACGGTTTTGGTTTAGGAGTAGATAAAGATTTCTTCCCTATAGTATCAGGCCGTCTTTATTGGAAGATAGGTAAATAATGGCTGAACAAAATTTAAGGCAAATAATCCAACAGGAATACGTTAAGTGTGCTGCTGACCCAGTTCATTTTATGAAGAAGTACTGTTATATTCAGCACCCACAACGTGGACGTATTCCATTTAACTTATATCCTTTTCAAGATAAAGTATTAAAATTATTCCAAGAAAATCCTTATTCTGTAGTATTAAAATCTAGACAGTTAGGTATTTCTACTTTAGGTGCTGGTTATTCTTTATGGTTAATGTTATTTCATAAAGATAAAAACGTACTTTGTATTGCAACAAAACAGGATACAGCTAAAAACATGGTTACGAAGGTTAAATTCATGTATGAAAATTTACCCTCATGGCTTAAAATAGATGCACCTGAAAATAACAAATTAACATTACGATTAAGTAATGGATCACAAATTAAAGCAACATCAGCCTCAAGTGATGCTGGTAGATCAGAAGCAGTATCCTTACTATTAATTGATGAGGCTGCCTTTATTGATAATATTGGTGAGATTTGGGCTTCAGCTCAACAAACACTAGCTACTGGTGGTGGGTGTATAGCATTATCTACTCCTTATGGTACAGGTAATTGGTTCCATAAAACATGGGTTAGAGCAGAAAATGGTGAAAATGATTTTTTACCTATCAAATTACCTTGGTACGTTCACCCTGAACGTGATCAAGCATGGAGAGATAGACAGGATGAATTATTAGGTGATCCTAGAATGGCAGCACAAGAGTGTGACTGTGATTTTTCAACCTCAGGTGATATTGTATTCTACCCTGAGTATATTGAATTTTATGAAAAAACTTACATTAAAGATCCCCTCGAAAAACGAGGTGCTGATCAAAATTTATGGATTTGGGAACCAGCAGACTATTCTCGAACCTACCTTGTTGTTGCAGACGTTGCTCGTGGAGATGGGAAAGATTATTCTGCATTCCATATTATCGATATCGAAACAAATACTCAAGTTGCTGAATATAAAGGACAATTAGGTACTAAAGAATTTGGCCATTTATTAGTAGGTATTGCTACTGAATATAATGAAGCTTTACTTGTAGTAGAAAATGCTTCAATTGGTTGGGCTACAATCCAAACCATTATTGATAGAGGATATACTAATCTTTACTACTCATCTAAAAGTGATGCTACCAAAGCAGATTCGTATTTTGATAAATATATGGATACAAGCAAAATGGTTCCTGGTTTTAGTATGACATCAAGAGTTAGACCTTTAATAATAGGTAAACTCCAAGAATATATCTCTGACCAAAGTGTAACAATTCAATCTAAACGTTTAATAGAAGAAATGAAAGTTTTCATTTGGAAAAATGGACGTGCCGAGGCTCAACAAGGTTACAATGATGATTTGGTTATGTCATTTGGGATTGGTATGTTTATGCGTGATACCTCGTTCAAATTTAATCAACAACATTTGGATATGAGTAAAGCAACATTAAATGGTATGTCAACTAATAAAACACCATTTGTTGGAGGATATAATAATAGTAAAAATATACAAAATCCATATGAAATAGATAACCCATATGGTGGAAAAGAAGACATTAGGTGGCTTCTCTAAATATTTATAATAATAAATCATATTATGGCTGATAAAGGCTTATTTAAAAGACTAGAAAGACTATTCGCTTCTGATGTAGTAATTAGAAATGTTGGGGGAGACCAACTTAAAGTAATAGACACAGATCATATCCAAACATCAGGTGAATTTGCTACAAATTCCCTTATGGATAGATTTTCAGGTATTTACCAAAATCCAGCTGCTACTTCTTTATATGGTCAGCAATTTAATTTAAATTACCAATATCTAAGAACTTATCTTTATTCAGATTATGACTTAATGGATACAGATGCTATTGTTGCTTCTGCTTTAGATATTATTTCTGATGAGTGTAGTTTAAAAAATGATATGGGTGAAGTCCTCCAGATTAAATCATCTGATGAAGACATTCAAAAAATCCTATATAACTTATTCTATGATGTATTAAACATTGAGTTTAACCTTTGGTCTTGGACTCGTCAAATGTGTAAGTACGGTGACTTTTTCTTAAAATTAGAAATTTCGGAAAAATTTGGTGTATATAATGTTATTCCTTATTCAGCATACCATATTGAACGTAAAGAAAATTTTGACCCCGAAAACCCATCTAAAGTAGTATTTACATACAACCCAGAAGGTATTTATGGAGGTTCTTCTTCTGGTTATTATACTACACCAAATAATAATTCTAACTCAAATACTATTGAATTTGATAATTACGAAATTGCTCACTTTAGATTATTATCTGATGTAAACTATCTTCCATATGGTAGATCTTATTTAGAGCCTGGTCGTAAATTATACAAACAATATTCATTAATGGAGGATGCTATGTTAATTCATAGAATTGTTCGCGCCCCAGAAAAACGTATTTTCTATATTAACGTTGGTTCTATCCCACCTAATGAGGTAGAAAACTTTATGCAGAAAACTATTTCTACAATGAAGCGTACCCCATTTATGGATCAGAAAACTGGTGATTATAATCTAAAATATAACATGCAAAATGTTATGGAAGATTTTTATATCCCAGTCAGAGGGAATGATCAAGCAACAAAAATTGATACTACAAAAGGTTTAGATTATGCTGCAATTGAAGATGTAGAATACTTAAGAGAAAAATTATTTGCTGCTCTTAAAGTGCCCAAAGCATTTATGGGTTATGATGAAAGTCTATCAGGTAAAGCAACATTAGCCGCTGAAGATATTCGTTTTGGTCGTACAATTGATCGTATCCAACGTATTCTACTATCAGAATTGTACAAAATTGCTCTTATTCACTTATATGCTCAAGGGTATAGAGACGAACAAATGACTAATTTTGAATTAGATTTAACTACACCTTCTATTATCTATGATCAAGAAAAGATCGCGTTAATGAAAGAAAAAGTAGATTTAGCTGCTCAAATGATGGAAAATAAAATGTTCCCAACAGATTGGATTTATGAACATGTTTTCCACTTCAGTGAAGACCAGTATGAGGAATATAGAGACTTAATCGTACAAGATCAAAAGCGTAGATTCCGTTTAGCTCAAATTGAGACTGAAGGTAATGATCCGCTAACAACAGGACGTTCATATGGTACACCACATGATTTAGCTTCACTATATGGGCAAGGTAGAATGGAAAGTGACCCAAGTAACGTACCTGATGGGTATGACGAGAAAAAACCATTAGGCCGCCCAGAGGAAAAGGTATCTAATATTAATACTCAAGATAATGCTTTTGGTAGAGATCGTTTAGGTCGTCAACAAATGAAAGTAGACGATCAACCAGATGGATTAAGAGAAAGTGCTAAATTAGCTTTTTCTAAAAATGTTTCCTTACTAGAATCTTTAGGTAAACGTACAGAATCTTTATTAGATGAAAAAAACATTAAAGAGTAATATCTCCTTATATATTTATAATAAATCCTAGTAGGAATGAACATTAAACATTCAAAGTATAAAAATACTGGTATTCTTTTCGAACTATTAGTTCGTCAAGTAACAGCTGACACCTTAAACGGTGTAGAGTCTGCCGCTATTAAACTGATCCAAAAATATTTCGTTAAGTCCGAATTAGGAAAGGAATATAAATTATATGAAGCGTTAACTAAAACTACTACCCTTACTGAAGGTAAGGCTAATGTTTTAATTCAAACTTTGTTAGAATCTTCTAAAAAATTAAATCGTAGAGCTCTTAAAAAGGAGAAATATAACTTAATTAATGAAATTAAAACTAGTTATAACTTAGAAGAATTCTTTAAAACAAAACTTCCACATTATAAAGTACATGCTGCTTATTATATGTTATCGGAAGTACAAAATACTGAAG